TAAGTAAATAACTTTAAATCCCCTGAGATACCTCGGGGGATTTTTTTTATCTCTATAAATACTAAGGACAAAGAATGCTAGTATTTGGCGGAAAACGATGCCACAGAAGACTAACTTAAATGTAAATCCTTACTACGAGGACTTCGACGCGAGCAAGAATTTTTACAAAATTCTATTCCGTCCTGGGTACTCCATTCAAGGTAGAGAATTAACACAGATTCAATCGATTTTACAAAATCAGGTTGAAAGTTTTGGTAAGTATGCTTTCAAACAAGGAGACTTAGTTGTCCCTGGGGAAGTTGGTCTTAACACTAAGTTAGATTATGTAAAGTTATCTTCTGTATCGGAAGTTGCTATTAATGATGGCAATAATAATATTGTATATAAAAAATACGATATTTCCCAACTAGTTGGTCTTCAGTTAAAGGGTTTGAACTCTGGTGTCATTGCTACAGTTATTGATACAAAACTAGCAACAGAAATTTCCGCAGACACTCTTTTTGTCAACTACTTAAATAGTGGAGACTCTAACTCAGAAACTACATTCCGTCAAGGAGAAACACTAGAAGTAATTGATGGTGTTAATACTCCATTGTTATTTGTCGGCACAGATGGAAGTGTACTACCTACAAGTATTCCAGTCACAAATCCAGATACTAAAGAAGTTACTTCTCTAGTAAGTCCTGCAATGGGATATGGATCCGCAGTTAAAGTAGAAGAAGGAATTTATTTTGTTAATGGATATTTTGTAAGAAACGATGCTCAACTACTTGTTATTGATGAGTACTACGATCAACCATCTGCAAAAGTTGGATTTACAATTGATGAAGAAATTATATCACCAGAGATCGATGCAAGTTTGTATGACAATGCAATTGGATCTCCCAATTATACTGCACCTGGAGCGCACAGACTAAAAATTAGTCTCAAGTTAGTTGAGTATGCTATTGATGAAGCAACTGATAAGAATTTTATTCAATTACTCACCACTCTCAGAGGTGCAGTACAAAGAAAGGTTGTGCCAGCAGATTACAATCTTTTAGAACAAACTCTAGCTCGTAGAACGTTTGACGAGAGCGGAGATTATGTTGTAGATAATTTTTCTATTGATGTAAGAGAATACACACAAAAAAATAGAAATGGTGGATTGTATGCAGAAGATGAATTTGGATTATATAACGGACTTACTGAAGCAGAAGCATCTAGAAAAATGCTTGCCAGTGTTGGTCCTGGAAAAGCATATATCAGAGGGTATGAGATTGTCAATAAAGAGACAAAATATTTAGAAATTAATAAGGCAAGGGAAAGTTTAACTAGCGATAATGTTAGATTAAAAGCAAGTCCATTACCCACTTTCAATGTAGTCAATACTTATGGTAGTGTTCCATTAAACAAAGAGGGTGGTGATTTAACTCCATATCCATACATTCATCTATACTCTACTTACAATGATGGTTCTGTAGGATTATCTAATACGGAAAGTGCATCAGATCACCGTCAAACTTTACAACGCAGAGGAAAAACCTTTTCTTCTAATGATGCAATTAAAACAATTGTTATTAACGTAACTAGCGCAGGAAAACCTTTATCATCTATTACAGATGGAACTTTTGAAAGTTATTTGGGAGACATTTATTTTGTAAAAACTAGAGATAATTCTGGCAATGCAACTTCTGTTGGAACATTAAAATCTCTAGCATATGCAAAAGTTAATAAACCACTGTTAAATTCAAACGATGCAGTTAAATTTTTAGAATTAACTGTACTTGGAAGTAAGGACGACATTGATTTATTAATGCTCGAATACGACAAAGGAGATGTTAATTACCTCAGAAAATTATACTATGAAAATGCTGATGCGGCGGTAGATCAAAATGGTATTGGTTATATTGTAGATTATTCAGAAACTCATACACCATTGATTGGTAGAGTAAAACCAAGCAACTATGCACTAAAGCAAAGGGGATCTGGATTTAATTCAGATACTGATATTATTCTATCTCAAGGTAAATCGCCATCAGGAGATTCAGTTTATAATGCTGTATTTGGTTTATCATATTTTGATCCAGAGTTCTTCACTAAAATTTTACTAGATAATCGTCCAGAATCTGGAACTTTCCAAACAGGAAAATATGTATTCGGATTAAAGAGTGGAGCATATGGTGTTATTGAAGGTGGTCCATCTGGAGTATATTCCATAGGAAAACTTCTATTCATTAAAACTTTATCGGGAAGATTTTTATCTGGAGAAACTATTAGAGACGAGGAAGATAACACTGCCAAAATTGCAACTGATAACACTATTTCTCACTTTATTGTTACAAATAGAGGATTGTCATATGCAGATGGATCTAACATTTTAATTAATGGGGTTGAATATGACTCATCAGTAGTTCAATTAGAAAGATTAACGAATGGGTCCTTCTATTCTGCAACCATCAACAATAAAGTAGCATTGTCTACAATTTATTCACAACCTCCAGCTGTTACTATAAAGCAACCGGATGGTTCGGCAGATCCATCTCAAGGAGCAGTAGTTCTTCCCGTTCTAACTAGAAATGCTGTAACGACATATACTCCCCAAAATGTTAAATCTGTCGCAGCAGAATATGGATCTGGTAATGCCAATGTGTTTACTGCAGATCTTGTAACTAACGACCAAAAATTTGCAGAGATTCGACCAGTCACAGATTTTACTTTCTTTGGAGCAAAAGGTTATAACTTTATTGAATCAACCAGTTTTAGTGCAGACGCTAGTGCTTTGTTGCAGCAAGGAGATATCGTTCAGTTTGCTGATGTAGATAACAACTTAGTACGTGCTGTAGTTAAGTATGCCACAGAAAATTCTGGTTCGTTGAAATCCAGAGTTTACTTAGATAATATTCTCCCTGGTGATGTTGTTAATGCTAGTATCGTTAGATTGCGTCCAAGAGTAGACAACTCAGGAAAAGGAACTCTCCTATTTCCAACAGGAAGTAATCAAATCAAAAAAATTGTTGCGTCTGCAGATCAATCAAATATTAACTATTTCTTTAGAAGAGATTTTGTTACTACAGCATCTTCTGGTGGTGGTATTATTACATTCGCAGCGCAATTAGATTTTGGAACACAAAGATTTGCTCCATTTACTGAAGAAAATTATGTTATTACTGTACTAGATCCAGGCGATGCTCCTAACGTACATACTGGAGACATTGTTTATGTAGATCCAGATAGCGTAGTTATCACTTCTTCTACAGACACTGCTAGTGGACTATCTTCTGGTGCTATTAGTTTAACTTTAGCATCAACATATTTTGGTGATATTGCTATTAATGGTACATATCCAAAACTGAAGTTAACGGCAACAGTAGAAGTCCAAAATGCGAAACCAAGACTTAAGACATCTATTGAAAATAGGAGGATTGTAGTTACATCTTCTGGTGATAGAGTTATTCCTTTCAGAGGAACTGACTATGATAGTGAAGTTGTAGAGACTCTTTCTTATTCAGATGCCTATAGACTTAGATACGTTTATGAAGGTAGTGCTACACAACCGCCATCAGTAGACGCTGCAGGAAATCTTGTTTCTGGTTCAGATGTTACTGATAGATTTACGTTTGATAATGGTCAAAGAGATACAATCTATGATGTTTCTAGAATTGTATTAAAACCCGGAGTCGAGCAAACAGCAGGACAATTAGTAATTGCATTTGATTATTTCGATCATTCTGCAGGTGATTTCTGTACGGTTGATAGTTATACTCACGAAGCAGGAGTAATTGAAGAAGAGATCCCCTCATTCAACTCTTCTGTTCTAGGTATTGTCAATTTAAAGAATGTTTTAGACTTCAGACCAAAAGTAGATTCGACTGCTACTATTAGTGGTTTCCAAGACAAGGCATCTCTTTCCACTACTGTTGGACCATTTGCAAGTTCTGGATCTATTATTGCATCCACTCCTGCTCCAGATTTGACACTTCCATATACACTACAATTCAGTCAAGTACAATACCTTGATAGAATTGATGGAGTGTTCTTAAATAAGAAAGGGCAGTTTGTTATTAAAGAAGGAAACTCTTCATTAAATCCATCAAAACCAGATCCTGTTGATGATGCAATTATTTTATTCTATGCATATATTCCAGCATATACTCAGAACAGTAAAGATGTAAGAATTACACCTATCGATAATAGTCGTTATACGATGCGTGACATCGGTAAATTAGAAAAACGTATCGAACGTCTTGAGTATTATACCACACTCAGTATTCTAGAGCAGCAAGCTCTTAACATGCAAATCAAAGATGAAATCGGATTTGATAGATTTAAGTCAGGTTTCTTGGTTGATAACTTTGAATCCCATAGATCAGGCAATCTTCAATCCTTGGATTACCAATGTTCTATTGATTCTCAGCAATCAGTTTTACGTCCACAATCAAAAGAAGATTCTTTAATTCTAAAAGAATACAATACTAGAGAAGACCAGAGAGTTGTATCTGGATATAAAAAATCTGGAGACATTGTAACTCTACCATACACAAATTTAAGTCTTCTTGGAAATTCATTTGCTTCCAAGACTTTAAATCCAAATCCTTTCGTTGTTCTTCAATATGTTGGAGATGCTGATATTAGTCCAAGTATCGATCAGTGGTACGACCAATCTGCTGCACCATTAGTTGTTGATACAAATACCGATCTATACAAAATTTTCTTGTCTAAAGTAGATGTAAAAGAAAGTTTCTCTAGTCTACATAATTCGTTTATTGTTAACTGGGTTGGATCTTCACCCGCATTTACATCTATTAATTCTCTTGGAGAAAATAATACGTTAGACTCACAAAAATCTGTTAGTTTAGCATCTGTTGCAAGTTCGTCTAATATTAGTCCTAAGAATAATGAAGTTGGTAAAGGAATACAAACAAAAACTGTAAGAGGTAATACGGTTTCTTCTTCTCTACAGTTCTTTGCTAGAAGTGTACCAATTAAGTTTGTTGTGAGAAGGTTAAAACCAAATACTACAATTTCAATTTTCTTAGAAGGAAAAAACATCAATCGTTGGGTCAATCCGGATTTGAGATTTACTGGAGTTGCTGGCAATTCACTTTCAGCGTTTAATGGAACAGTTCAAACTGATGAGAATGGTAATGCTAGTGGATTAATTTTACTGCCTGCAGGTGCTGCTCCTAGAGAGAACACAACTTGGGGAGGAGATGTTGATGGTGTAGATTATGATTCTACAGCAGAAGAGTTAAGAGTTCCTACGGGAGTTAAGACATTTAGATTCACATCTAGTTCTACCGATGCTAATAAAGCAACAGTAGATACATATGCAGAAGTTAAGTATTATGCTACAGGCATTTTACCGGAAAATCCTTCGAGCATTATCTCCACAAAACCATCATTCTTCAAAGCAAATGAAGGCGTTCAGTTTGTAAATAACAACACTGATAATCCAATCAGACCAAATCCACTAGCTCAAACATTTAAAGTTGAAAATTACGAGGGTGGAGTATTTACTACTGGGGTAGATCTCTTCTTTAGTAAAAAGAGTGATAAAATTCCACTCAAAGCATATCTAACTAATGTAGATTCGGATAAACCAGCAAAGAATGTTATTCCAGGAACGGAAAAAATTCTATCGCCATATTCATTCCTTAAGTTTTATACCAATGGAAATGTGTATGTTACTAAGGGAGAAACTATAACTGGAGCAACATCTGCTGCTACAGGTCCAATTGAAACTATTTACGATAAGAACGGCACAGAATTGATTGCATCTTCTTCTGGTAGATTTTTGTTGACAAATGAACAAGTATATACTCTTGCATTAAGTAACAATAACGGAAGATCATTTAAAGCAAACGAGCAACTAATTATTCCTTCTGTTACTATAGCAAATAATACAGAAGGAACTAATTCCATATTAACAATTGCAAAAGATAGTGGAAAAGTTTCATCTATTAAAATTACAAATCCTGGAACTAATTACGAGAATGCAATTATTACAGTTGAAAGTCCACAATTACCTGGAGGTTCTGTTGCAACCGCTAGAGTTGAAGTTTCTGGTGGAAAAATATATAA